ATTGCAGGATATGGCACATTAAACGGAGTTACTGTAAACCTTAAGCTAGCAAGTAATTTAGGTCGTAAAGCCTCTAAGCTTTGCAAAGAAAAAGGATTAATGACAGACGAATGTCCCGATCCAAGATTTGGAAAAGTAAAAATGTACCCTAAATTGATATTAGAGCAGGTTTTTAATAGTACACCTCTAAATTAATTTTCTATATTATTATTTTAAAAGCACCACCGTAACAAGTGGTGCTTTTTTCGTTTTCCATAACGCGCACTTTTGTCGCGTTATCTATTGGTAGTTTTGATACATAAATAATGTATTTCATTATATATGAATTATCAATTAGCAAAAGAAATATACGGAATGACACCTTGGTGCGTGGATGCACATACTTATCCTGCGCTTATGGGAATGCTTCGTAATCTTCAAAATGGAGTTGCTTTAGAGATTCCAGATGTAAAACTTAATACTCCTCAACTACTAGACATATCGAATGCTAGTAAAATTGTTACACGACCTTATCAATTAGATAACAATGAGGATTTCAACGCCATTGGATTAATAAACATTAATGGGGCTATTACTGTTTCAGGAGGAGCTTCTTCTATGGGAATGCGTGAATTGTCAGATCAATTTAGATCAATGGCAAGTGATAGTCGAATAAAAGATTTTCTTGTTTTAGGAGATTCAGGAGGAGGTTCTTCTATTGCTGTTGAGTTAATGACTGATGTTATAAATGAGGTTAAGCAAACCAAAAGGGTAATTGGAGTTATTCGAAAAGGAGGAACAGCAGCTTCTGCTATGTATGGTATTATGTCCGCTTGTTCAGAAATATATGCTGAATCTGAAATGAGTATTGTGGGTTCTTCAGGAACGATGGTTCAATTTCAAGGAAGAGAAGCAAATACAAAAGATGAAAATGGAGTGAAGCATATTCGCTTGTATGCTTCAAAATCTACACATAAAAACAAGTTTGTTGAAGATGCTTTGAATAAGGATGACTACACAGTAATATATACAGAGTTGTTAAACCCTATTAATGAGAGATTCTTAAATCTAATTGAAAGTAACAGACCAATTCTTAAGGGAACAAACTTTGACAACGGACATACCACATTTGCAAAAGATGCTATAGGAACTTTTATAGACGGAATTAAATCTTTTGATGAATTGGTAGAGAGTATGTCTACAAGTATAGAACAAAAACAAAGTGAATTAATAATTAATAATAACCAAAATCAAGAAACGATGACAGTATCGGAATTACAACAAAACCACCCTGATACTTACAACGCTATTTTCAAGGCGGGAGTAACTTCCGAGAAAGAGCGTGTAGGGGTTTGGATGGCGCATTTTGACACAGACAATAAGACTGTGATAGATGGAATTAACTCAGGGGAAGCTATTTCAGCAACTCAAAGAGAGGAGCTATTAGTGAAAGCTACTTCGGCAAATCGTTTAAATGAGTTAGAACAGGAATCACCAAAAAACGTGATTACTAAGGAAGATAAAAAAACTACTAAAAATGATGAGGTAGATTCTTTTTATGGAGAAGTGGATAGTAACCTTAAAAATTTAGCAGATGCCAACTAGTAATCAAACAAATTTAAGAGACGTAACAAGAAATCAAAGCACTTTAGACATTGCGTTTAGACATGCATTCTTGTTTAACAACAAATACGACATAGCTACTTTTTCAAATGCTACTGCTACGGAATTTACACTACAACAATTAACTCTTGTAAAGAGAGCGGCAAACGGAGTGGATGTAATTCCTGTAGAGGGAGCAACTGATTTAGCATCAGTAATTGGAATCGTAAGTACAGAAGGAGATGTAATCGTTCCTGCAAATGGGACAGCAGAAATTACTTTTTGTCACGGAGGAATAATTAATAAAGATTATTTGATTTTGCCAACTGGAGTAACATTCACAACAGTGGCGGCGGGAAAATCTTTAACTGATATTTTACAAGGTATCGGGTTCAGTTTAGAGGGAGTAGTAGAAAACACAAAATTTGACAACTAATGGCAATTAAATTAAATCAACATAGATCAGAAATCACAACGCGAATTATGCAGCGTTTTAGTGATGATAAAACCCCTAAAATGGGGCTAGGAGCTTTTTTTCCAGACTTTGAAACTCAGGATAAAATGGTTTCTATCGAAGTTCAAAGAAACAGGCAATTACGAGCGGTACAGGTTCAGCGGAAAACAGCAGGAACAATTAACACTTTCAGTAATTCGACAGAGAAGCTTTTTGTACCTCCTTTTTATGATGAAAAGTACGACTTTACGGACACACAATTTTACGATGTAACTTTTGGAAATGCTAATAGTCCTACAAAAAGTCAGGCATTCTCTATGATTGAAAATGCAGGAATGTATTTAGATATACTGAAAGGTAAAATCAAAAGAGATGTAGAGTTTCAAAGAGCAGAGGCTTTACAAACAGGAGTCGTAACCTTGAAAAATGAGGACAGTATAAATTATAATCGTAAAGCAGCATCTATGCCTGTAATGACAGGAGCTGATGCTTGGACTGATCCTGATTCTAAAATATTAAACCAGGTAGAAACTGGAATAACATTTTTACGAAGAGAAGGGAAAACAGCTTCTCGTGTGTTTGACATGATTTTAGGGGAAGAGGCTTTTGAGCGTTTCTTTGCTAATAATCAAGTTAAAGAAGCTGCAGAATTTAGAAGAATTTCTATTTTAGATTTAAACATGCCAAAGTTTAATGACGTAACAGGGCTGTCTTATCATGGGCAGTTTAGTACGCGTTCAGGCAAAGTGAATGTTTGGACATATGATGATTTCTTTGAGAATCCAGATGGTTCTTACTCTGAGTATATAGATGCAGATAAAGTTATTTTGTTGCCTCAGGATTTTGTTGCTCGTACTTCCTATGCTGGTGTTCCAAAAATATTAAGAGACAAGGCAAATGCAGAGTTTTCAAAATTTATCATGCAAACTAAAGGAAAGTATTGTGTGACTAATTATGTTGATGACGAGGTAATGGCTCATTGGTTTAGAATCTTTTCTGCTCCATTAGCTATTCCAGTTAGTGTAGATAGAGTTTACACAATTCAGATAAAACCAAACGCTTAATAATAATAAAGAGCTTGCTTTTTAAGTGGGCTCTTTTTTAAAAAAGATAAGAAATGTATAAAGTAGGAAATGTTATAGCGATAATGCTTAAGAATGGTAAAAAAGCTGTTCAAGGAGAGCAAGTATCTGAAAAGCAATTATCAGGTAATGTGGAAGCGTTAATTAAAAACGGATCTATTGTAAAGGTAGATGCCAAGAAGCTACAGGAAAAGAAATTACAAAAAAAGTAAATGAATACAGGACGTATTTTACAGGCAGCACGTAAACATGCAAAGATGTATGTAACAAGAGGAGGATTTCAAGAAGTGATTACACTTTCAACTCCTGATAAAATGACATCTATTACCGTTACGGGTTACGCTACCAAACATCATATCGGAATTGATACCGATGGTTTGCCTGTAAATACAAAGAATGTACACATTGCTTTAAACGAAGATGATTTAGTGGCTCAAAATTACCCTGTTAGAAACAACAAGCAAGAGGTTCGTTTGCGGACTCACTTAGTTGATGTTGTGGATAGTACAGGGATAGTCAAAAATTATGTGATTAATGAGGTTTTTCCTGATGAAACATTAGGACTGATTGTCTGTGTGTTGGGGGATTATATTACTTAGTATGAATGTTTTAATTACAGAAATAATAGGATCACAAGCCTTTGAAATCGTAATACAAAGGGTTAGGGATATTTTAGAAACAGAAATCAGGTACCAAATAAAAGCACAGTGTTTAGAGGATGAAGTATCTGTATTTCAGGATAGAGGAACGCCTCCGCATCAAGAAGAAGAAGTTGTAATATCAGTCAGTTTAGACAATTCTAGTTTTAAAAAACTAAATCAAAGAGCTGTACAGAGCGAAACTAAATTTAATGTAGATGTTTATGCAAATGGACAGGCTAATTCGGTTAAATCTGGGTATTTAGTTTCAACTCAAAAGGCATATAAATATTTAGGAATGTGCCGGTATATTTTAAGCTCTACACGCTATAATTTATTAGCATTTCCTTCGGGATTAGTTTCTAATGTAAATGTAGATAGTTTAAACATGTATGAGGTTGGAGACAATCAAGACGGATCACATATTAAAATGGGTAGGCTTCAATTGTCAGCAAGATTGTGTGAAGATCAAGAATTGTGGACAGGAGTTTTGTTAGGCTCTCATTTAACACGAATAAATTTAGAAGACACAAATATAGGACATCAACTAATAATAGAAAACGAATGAATTCAATATCAACAGCCATAGGATTAGAGCGAAGAGCAAGAGTTCGTGGCTACAGTTTAAAACGTGGTTTTTTTGATAATACCACAGGGAACTTAGGGCAAATGGTAGCTGTTTTGGGGGAAGCAAATACAGCAAATCAAACAGAGTTAGATACAGAAGGTCGGGTGATTACTTCGGCGGTAGAAGCGGGAGAGATTTACGGTTTTGGATCGCCTATTCATCAAATGTTTAGGATTCTACGTCCTACATCGGGGGATGGAATAGGAGGAATACCAACAGTAGTATTCCCTCAAATATCAGATGCAGCAGCTACTCCAACAGTTCACGAATGGACAGTAACAGGAACTGCAACGTCTAATACATCACATCGCTTTTCAATTGCTGGACGAGAAAGTTTAGAGTTTCAAAATTATGATTTTTCTATTCAAAATGGAGATTCAGAAAACGCCATAGCAGCAAGGATGGCAGATGCTATCAATAGTATTTTAGAATCACCAGTATCTGCAACGGTGGCAGCAAATGTAGTTACACTAACTACTAAGTGGAGCGGTTTAACAAGTGCTTCATTGTCTACAAAAATCAATGTAGGTAGCAATAATGCGGGACTTACTTATGTTCAAAGCGCAATTACTCCAGGGGCAGGATTGGTAGACTTAGTAGATTCATTAAATCAATTTGAAGATAATTGGTATACGTTTGTTGTTAATCCTTATGGACAAGAGCAGTTTGAAACTTTAGAGCAGTTTAATGGTATTCCAAATGACACTCAACCAACAGGGCGTTATGAGGGACGTATTTTTATGCCGTTTGTAGCTTTATTTGGAAGCACATTAGATGATCGTGATGATATAACAGCTATTACTAATTCTCCAGAAAGAGTGAGACAAGTAACTAATGCTTTATGTCCTGCTCCAAGATCAGAAGGGTTTCCTTGGGAGGCAGCAGCAAATGTCGCGCGATTATTCGCAAGAACAGCGCAAGATACCCCGCATTTAGATATTAATAATTTGTCTTATCCAGATATGCCAACACCACAGAATGGACAAATAGGAGATATGGCAGATTATAACAATAGAGACTTGTTAGTAAAAGCAGGGTCATCTACAGTTATTTTCGAAAATGGAGCTTATGTAGTTCAAGATATGGTTACTACATATCATCCAGCAGGGGAGACTCCATTACAGTATGCTTATGTGCGTAATCTTATGGTAGATTGGAATATTGCAGATGCGTATAGAATATTAGAGAGAAGATTCGTTTTAGACAAGGTTATAATAAGAGACGATCAAGTTAGTGATGCTAGAAATGTAATTAAGCCTTCAGAATGGAGAGGAATTGCACGGCAGTTATTTGCTGCATTTGCAGAAAGAGCTTTAATCAATGAGCCAGACTTTTCTTCAGATAGTTTATTAGTTCAAATAAGTGAGGTAGACCCTAATCGATTTGAAACATTTTTTAGATATAGAAGGACGGGAGTCGCACGTATATCATCAACTGATGTAGAAGCAGGATTTTAATAATATTTAATACGATTTAAAATGGCAAATTTTATAGGTGGAGAAATTACCGAAATTACATGTAATCATTCTTTAGGAACATTTCGTTTTACACCAAAACAAGAAGAGGATTTTACAATAGATTTTGGAGGTATTCGAAACGAGGTAATGGCTACAGCAGATGGGCGTACTATTCAAAAGAAAACACGTAAGCCTTGGATGATTGAGGGTAATGTAACTGTAGATTTAGATTCAGAACAAGTTGAATCATACAATCAGTTGTCAGAATCTTCCGAGGAAGGAGTATGGACTATTAATCATATTTCAGGGGCAATATATAGCGGTACAGGAGTACCTGCGGAAGATATTAGTTTTACCACGGCCGAGGCACAATTAAAGCTAAAAGCAAGTGGTGGAGGAAGATTAAGTAGAACAAACGGGTAATTATGAAAAAAGAAAACAAGGTTTCAAGAGAAGTAGCGTTAAACGAATTGGTGGAATTTGTAAAATCTCATAAGGGTAAGTTTTTTAAGAGAGGAATATTAGATAGAGCTAAGGTAGAAGAAGATTTTATTGATGCCTTAGAAGCTATGGAAGAAGGACGATTAACTATTGAAGAGGGCAAGGTGTCTTTAAGTTTATTAGAGCCTATTTCTATTAAGGATGGAGAGGAAACGAAAACTTTAGATAAAGTAATTTTACGCAAAAGGGTAAAGCGTTCTGATGTAGAAAGAGTAACTAGAGGAGTTGATTTACAGAAAGAACAATTAAAAGCAGCTATTAAAATTATTTGTTTAATTACAGGATTGACGGAGAAGGAAGTTGATGATTTAAATAATGATGATTATGAAGCTATTAATCAAATAGGCTCGGTTTTTTAGAAAGGTGGACAGTTTTTGGATTGGATAATGTTATAAAAACTATTGTTCGGTCTACAAGGTGGACACCACACTATATAGCTGATTTGTATTGTGATGATTACGACGAATTTGGATTAATCTACTGGTATAACGACATTAAAGAACAGAACGAACAATTAAAAAAAGCCTCTAAAGTTTAGGGGCTTTTTTTATGGTTAAAAACTTATTCCTGCTCTTTTAGCTTCCTGTTTTTCTATTTCTTTCCATTTCTTGTAGTTCTCTTCATCTTTTGCTTGTAAGTACGCAGCAGCAACCATTCCTGCGTAAGTATAGGCTTCCATAGCAGATCCATTTCTTTTTGCAATTTCATATTGTTTTACAGAATCTTCGGCTACTTGATTTTCTATTTTCTGCATATCACTTGCTACTTGAGCATCAAGGCCTCCTCCAAATAAGTATCCAATTGCAGCTAAAGCAATAAAAGCAATTAATACAAATTTTAATATTTTTTTCATAATTGATAGTTAAATGTTTGTCTTTCAAATATATAAAAATTAAGTAATCAACCTCGTAATCTTTTTAATATAAAATGATTGGGTTTACTCGCTCTTAACAATTTCTAATTTAAGATTATTAAATTCCTAGTATGGCTTTTTTCTTTGAATTAAATTCGTCCTCTGTGATAATCCCCATATCTTTTAATTCTGCTAGTTTTTCTAAGTCTTTTAACCCAATACTGTTATTAGAAGTTTTTTCAGACATACTATCATTTTGAGACTTTTTAATAATATTTACTATTTTTTGACCAGGGTCTTTGGCAACAGCACTAATTTCAAGACTATCAGATGAGCCTTGAATAGATAGTTTGTTACCAAAAGAACTTTTATAATTCACAGAAGTAATTTTTTTAATATCAAAGTCTTTAAATTCTGAAGTAAACAAAACTTTAGAGGCGAAGACGACTCTTTTGTTTGTAACAGCTACAGCTCCCGCTTTAGAATCACTATTACAAGATGTAGCGACTAAAATATTCTCATCCTCTGTAAGATTTTCTAAAATTATTTTAAGTGATTTTTGAGGGTAGAATATTGAGGGACCAACATATATTCCTTCTTTTTTTAAGTCTTTGGCGTTCATTTAATGTTTTTATGTGTGTAAGTAACTAATTCAAATATAAACAAATAACATATAAAATGAGATGTAATTTTAGCATCTTATTTTAATAACGCGCACTTTTGTCGCGTTATCTATTGGTAGTTTTGAGTAAAGTATTTACTTATGCCAGCATCAATTTCGACAGTAGTTTCTTTTTTAGCAAAGGATAGGTTTTCGGGAGTTTTGAAAACAATGACTCTAAATACAAAAAAATGGAGTAACTCTTCAATAGCTGCTGTAAATAGATTTGACAGGAGAATAACAAGAAGCTTTAATAAACTAAAGTCTACAGTAGGAAGTTTTGGTTTAATCCTTGGCGGAACAGCTTTAGTTGGTGCATTGTCATCAGGTGTGTCTATAATGGCAAATTATGAGGAAGCAAACTCCAATTTAGCATCAGTCTTAGGCAAAACAGTTTCTCAAACACGAGCTTTACAAATAGATTCAAAAAGATTAGGAGGAACAACCGCTTTTTCCGCATCACAAGTTGCTGGATTACAAACAGAATATGCTAAGTTAGGTTTTAGTCAATCTGAAATACTTAAAGTCACAGAAAGCACCTTGTCTTTGGCATCTGCAACTAAAACAGATTTAGGGCAAGCAGCAGCACAAGTAGGGGCTGCTTTAAGGGCGTTTGGACAAGATGCAAGTCAAGCGGGAAGGTTTGCGAATGTATTTGCGGCTTCAACAAGTAAGTCTGCTTTAAATATGGAATTTTTAAACACAGCTATGTCTACTGTTGCCCCTGTTGCTTCAAAATTTGGGTTTGGAGTAGAAGATGTTACCTCTCTTCTTGGGAATTTAGCTGATAGTGGTTTTGATGCAAGTTCAGCCGCTACAGCAACACGAAATATACTGCTGAACTTAGCAGATAGTAATGGGAAGTTAGCCAAATCTTTAGGTAGACCTGTAAGGAACTTACCTGACTTAGTAAAAGGTCTAAATAGTTTAAAGGAAAAAGGGGTTGATTTGGCGGGAGCTTTAAGTCTAACAGATAAAAGAAGCGTAGCTGCTTTCTCTACTTTTTTATCAGGAACAGATAAAATTAATCAATTGAGAACAGCCTTGGGTGATGCAGGAGGAACTGCAAAAATAATGGCTGATAAACAACTAAATAATTTAAGGGGAAAAGTGACTTTAATGAAAAGCGCATACGAAGGTTTTATTTTGTCATTAGATAATGGCAAAGGGGCTTTTTCTCAATTGTTGAAAGATGGAACAGATACAATATCTATGGTTTTGTCAATGGCTTCAGGAACTGCTAGAGCTTCAGGAACGATGAGCAAGGCGGATATAAGGATTAAAAAATTAGCAGACAGAACAATATTGCTAGCTAAAGGAGTAGGTCTTTTAACAGGGGCTTATATAGCATTCAAAGTTGTTAAGGGAATAATTTCAGCTTACACAGCAGTAACTGAATTAGCGGGAGCTGCACAAAAGTTTTGGGCAGGAGCAACATGGGCAACATTACTGCCTATTTTAGCAATAATAGCAGCAGTTATTGCTATTATTTTGGTCATCAAAAACTGGAGCACAATAACGAAATGGTTTAGCGGAATATGGGATAAATTCACAAGTTGGATTAGTGTAAAATGGGAAGGAGTAGTTAATACTTTTAAAAATTTTAGTTTCAAAAAGCTTTTTATAGGTATAGGGCAATCAATGATAAAGTTTATGTTGTTCCCCTTGCGAACAATTTTGAAAACGGTATCTCTTTTGCCGGGCAAATTAGGAGGGTTAGCTTCGGCAGGATTAGGAAAATTAGATGCGATTACTGATTTGAGTGCTCTTACAGCAGATGTTGCTGTTGATAGTCCAGAAGTAACTACTTCGAAACAGATAATAAAACAAACAGAAGAAATACGGGAAAACCGAATAAGCGGAGGAATTGATGTTAATTTAAGTGCTCCAGGACAGCAAGTGAATGACGTAGAAACTTTTGGAAATTCACTTATAAACTTTTCTAGCACACAAGGAGCTTCGTAATGAGTATAGATATATCCATATTTGAGACGGGAAGCGGTGGAGATTTTAGTTTGTTGCTTGGTGATTTGGCTACAAGCGAGACGCTTTTTCAAAATATATACCTATCACTTTTTGGAGGAAATGTAGAGGTAAATACAACGGGTACAGAGCCAATAGACGAAGTAAGGCAAGACTATTGGGGAAATCAGTTGTTTTATCCTAATAATAGGTCATTACAATTCAACTCCAATACAGAAAGAACAATAAATACAGTGCCTTTAAATACTGCTGGAAGAATAGAGATAGAGAGGGCGGTAACAGAGGATTTAGTACATCTATCAAATATAGTAGACACACAGGTATCGGTAAGCATAATAAGTACTGATAAATTAAGGATAAGCATAGGTTTAAAACAGCGAGGAGGAGTTCAAGAAAGAGAATTACAGATATTATATGATAACGCTGTAAATTCTGTGATAATAGAAAAAAGGATATGAGTAGAGTGCCAACAATAGTAGAACTACAAGAGACAATATCTAATGATATTCGCACACGTTTAGGGGTAACAGACACGAGGCTTCAAAAGACCATTGATGCATTATCTATAGTATTATCAGGACAGTTTAAGTTAATGTATTTAAGATTGTTTGATACTCAACAACAATTATTTCCAGACACAGCAGATGAAGCAATTAATGGAGGGGAATTAGATCGTTTAGGTCAATTGCACTTAAACAGAGGAAAGTTTCAACCAACAGCAGGAGTTTATACAATAAAATTAGATGGTGTAGTTAATTCGAGTTTACGAGCAGGAATAACTTTTAAATCAAATGAAGATGCTCAAAGTCCAGGAGAGCTTTATGTTTTAGATACTGAGTATATTTTATCAGGAACAGATGATTTAATAGAGATTCGGTCTTTAGAATTAGGAGCCGATTTTTTACTTAGTGTTGGTGATGAACTAACAATTACAGAGCCAGTAATCGGAATAGATCAGTCTGTAGTAGTGGTATCAGTTGTTCAACAACCAATAGAAGGAGAAACAACAGAGGCTTACCGTAGAGCTATTTTACAATCGCTACAATTAGAGCCGCAGGGAGGATCAAGAACAGACTACATTATATGGTCTAATGATGCACAAGGTGTACGTAGAGTTTACCCCTATGTGTCCGAAGAGCGCGCAGGAGTGGTCCAAATTTATGTTGAAGCAACAGAAAGTGCTAGTGAAGATGGCTTAGGAACGCCAACTGATGCCATACTTCAAGATGTAGTATCTGTAGTTAATATCGATCCATTAACAGGATTAAACAGGAGGCCATTACTAGATGTGGTGGAGGTTTTACCAATAAACTTAAATCCTGTAGATATAACCGTAACAGGATTGCAAATAGATAGTGCATCTATAAGATTTTCTATAAGAGAAAACATAAATGATTTTTTAAGAACAATCAGACCGTTTGTAGCGGGTGGGGAACTCATAGAAAACAAGAATGATGTGTTGTTTACAGCAAGACTTCAAAGTGTTGTTACAGACGTTTTAAGTGCAGGAAACTTTTTCACTCAATTTAGTGTGTCGGTAAATGGAGTGTCTGTTATAAGTAGTCTTTTTTCAAGAGAGAATATTCCCTTTTTAAGAAACTTAAATTTTAATTGATGGGATATGAGGTAACAAATAGAAGCACTCAGTTTGGTTTTGGTACTCCTCACGGGTTTAATACGCCGCATAGGTTTCCTATTCCAGATAATTTAGTAGAAGAGGATTTAGACTTTCTGTTTTTGAATTTAGCAAGTCAATTATATCCAACTGGTCGTGCTTTTTATATTAACGAAAATAGTAATAAGGAAAAGCTTCATAATGCTATCAATGATTCATTTGTTAGGCTATTAGAACAAGCAAGATTAGTAATAGATAAGAATATTCCAGATAATGAAAACTTTGTAGAAGAGGATGCTTTATTATGGGAGCAGAGATTAGGGTTGTTTCCTAATCCACCAGTAAGCATAGAGGTTAGAAGGAATTTAATAGCTAGGAAATTGGCATACCCCTCTGGAGTACAACCAAGATTAAGCAGGGAATTTATCGAAAGTCAACTAAGAGCTTCAGGTTTTGATGTTCGAGTGTATCCTAATCGTTTTGAAAATGGAGAGACAAAAACGCCTAATGAAGTTTTAGGAATGGGATTAACAGAAGTACAACATGGAGGAGATTCACAACACGGAATACAGCACGGAGCAACAGGATTTCAAGTAATAGCAAATAGTTTAGAAAGAGAAACTTTTTCAGTAGGAGAAAATTTAGAACACACCTTTTTTATATCGGGGGGAACTATTGAAAGTAGAGCGAGTGTTCCCGCTAATAGAGAAAGAGAATTTAGAGAGTTAGTATTAAAATTAAAGCCCGCTCGAAGTGTGGTTTTTCCATTAATAAATTTTGTGTAATGGCAAGAGATAAATCAGAATTACAAAATATAGATAATAGTAATCTTGTAGACTATCCTAGTGGTAGAATAAAAGATAATGATGGATCAGGAAATGGAACTCCTATAACCGAGCGTGTTTATGGAGATATACATGAGTTTTTTGCAAAAGCAATGCGAAGATCAGGAAGGACCTTTAATGGCTTACCTGACAATGAACAAAATGGATATCAATTTGTTGAAGCTGTAGCTGATTTAGCGGGTAAAAATAACAAAAGTGTTTCGGCTACCAAAAATGGAAATGTTCTAAATGTTCCCTTAAGAGTAGAAGGATTAACTGTTGAAGAACATTTTATTGGAGGGGTAAATAATTCAGGTGTAACCTTAACCTCTGCAAATGTTAATACAATTATCGGATCTGATAATGTATCTAAAAGTTTATCAGTTCGAGGGGATATAATGCCTGGTGAATTATTCAGGATAATAAATCGCGCAAATGATGTTGTTATTTTAAGAGATATAAACACTAATAATATTAACCAAATAGTTACATCATTAGGTTTTTTAATTGCGGCTTCTTCGGGTGAAGTTGTCCAAGGAACTCGAAATGACAGAGCTGTAACTCCTAATTCTTTTTTAAATGCATTTAGATCTTTAATAAATGGATCTAATTCAAATGGTCAACTAGCAAGTGCAAGTAGAAACGGATTACTTTCTGCTGCTCAATGGACTGCAATACAAAATATATCTTCAAGTAGAGTTGTAAATATTGGAAGAATAGGTGGTATTGATATTGGTGGAGTTAGTGGTAATTTGCCTTTTGCTGGAGATATTATAGGAGCAACGGCGGTTAATCAAGATGGAACAAGGATTACTGTAACTCTTCGAAACAATCATGGTAATTCAAATTATTTTGTAAGAATATATGCTGAAAGTAATGGAAATATTGACAATGATAATAATTCAAGATTTCCTGTTTTTAGAGTTATATCAGGTAATCAGTTTTCTATTTTTATTGATGAAAATTCTGGAAATGCTCAAAATTTAACATTACATATTGAAACCGTAAGATTTTAAGATATGAGAACAATAAAAGGACAAAATATAGTTCAAGATACTGATGAGGCTAATTTTCCAGATGGACAAATAATTAATGAAACAGCTACACAAGAGGGAACGCCTGTTGTTAGACAAATTTATGGTGACCCTTTAACAAATATTTATGCAATATTAAGGTCGGTAGGAATAGAAGCTAACCAACAAGAAGATAACGAAACTAATGGGTATCAATTATTAGAAGCCTTAAAGTTATTGTCTAACAAATTAAATGATATAGAGCAACTATTAACACTAAGTGCTGGAGTTTGGAGTGTTAACCTAGACTTAAATATACTTCCTAATAAATATGTTTTTATAGCTAAAGCTTCTGAGAGTTACGATGCTTCGCAAACCTATCGGTTTAAAGGAATGGGAAATACTGATTTTTCTTTTGTTTCTTCTAATGGGTTTAATCAAGGGGATAATGTTTTAGTTGTAATAGATACATCAGGAGTTAGAGCTACTGGTTTAGGCTCAGAAAGTAGTGTTAATGAAAACGTGTTTACAACATTAGGCAACCCATTGTCTTATAATGATAGTAATGTTTTGTATTACGAGGAATGCGGAAGGTTATTAAATGATGAGCCTTTTTCAAGAAATGTACAGCAAGATATTCAAGCGATCGTAACCGCAGATACGGTATTGTTATTGAATATGTTTTTGATAGAAGGGTCTGTTTTGTGTTTTTGCTATTTAAGCACCACCCAAACATATGGTTTTTATCGATACAGCATATCTAATAACAATGTTGAGGCTATCAGTTTTGTTGGTTTTGTTGCGCCTACAGAAAATAATCAACCTTATTGTTATACCGATGGAAACAAAGTTTATATAACTAACGACGGAGGAAGAAGCGACTTAGACAATGAAATAGCTGTATTTGATTATAGTAGAGTGGATTTAACATTAACCTATCAAAGCACAGTTTCATTAACAGGAACATTTACAAAAACAACAAATATAGTAGTTAAAAACGGAGTATTAACAACGTTAATTTTAGGAAATTTAACAAACTACAATTTAACTAGTGGAATAGGACAATTAGTATATAATTCTCCCGCTAATAATGGGCTTCTTTTTCAGTATAACGGAAATGTGTTTTTCAGTTCTGGAGAGGTTGCAACCAAATGGAATATCTAATGAGTAATAAGGCATTTGACGTAAATATGAAAGAGGTAATTGAGCTGACCGATAAGTTGGAGCAATTGCATCGCTCTGCATTGCCTTCTGCTATTAGAAACACATTGAATGATGCTGCTTTAAAGACTAAAGAGTTAGCGCCCAAAGTGGCTAAACAGAAATTTATCACGAGAAGTCCATCTTTTATAAAAGCTTTTACAGCAGCAAATAAAGCAAAAGGATTTGATGTAAATACAATGAGGGCAGATGTGGGTTTCAATAAAAGTAAAGGCAGTAAAGTTGCGGATGGTTTAGAAAAGCAAGAAAAAGGAGGAATAATAGCTGGAAGAAAATTAATTCCTCACGATAAAGGTAGGGTTTCTAAGTCACACTCCAAACGTTTGAGAGGTAAGCATAAATTTACATCGATTTCAATAGGAACAAGTAAAAGAAGAAAAAAAGGACTTAAATATTTCCTCATAAAAAAAGGAGGTAAAGGAACTGTGTTTGAAAGAGTGGGAAAAAAAATAGTTCCAATATATCACTATAGAAGCACAAAAAAGTCGAGAGTTTCAAGGATTGGATTTATAGAGAGTTCAGCAAAATTAGCAACCAAAAAAATACCTGAATTTTACAAGAATAACGCAGAATTCCAGATAAAAAAACACCTTAAATGAGTTGGTTAGAAAATATAGAGAATATTCCTTTTAGGATAACTACTGGAGATGGGCAGGTGTTTAATCCTTTGTGGATATCAAGCGAAAAAAAACAAGAGTTTAATTTCTCAAAATATGAGTTTATTAATCTTGAAAAATCTTTGATTGATAGGAGGCTCCCAAAGTCGATCAACTACCCTTTAGAATTTTTTTTTGAAGGGGATGATAATTTGGAGCAATCAATGTCTTTTCAGGAGTCGGCAAAGGACCGTAGAGCATGGACTATAAACCATCCTTTTTATGGAGTTATTTTTGGACAGCCTGTAAGTATATCTGTGTCAGATAAAAAATATAACACCTCTAAGTTTACAGTTGATTTTTGGGAAACAATAAGTGAAGAGCCTTTAAGAACATTATCTGTCGCCGAAAATGAAATATCTGAAAAAGTATTACAGCTTCAAATATTAGCGAATGAAAACTATGCTAATAATGTAAATATAACTAGTGAAGATATATCGTCATTACGTCAAACTCTTTCAGCAACAAGAACATCAATCGCATTACTTAATAGGGAACTAGAAAATCAAATAAGAAATGCTTCTAGTGTTATTGATAGTAATATTGATAATCCGTTAGAGTTCATACGAGGGTTTCAGGATTTGGTGTTTACTCCTATTCAAATAGAGTCGGAATTCAATCAAAAATTAAATTCTGTAAGATCGATTTTTAATTCGTTGTTAAAAGATGATTTTTCAAGAAATGACAAAGTGTTTTTTGAATCACAAGCGAGCTCACTCATTGCAAGTTTTTCTTCTGAGATAATAACAAACACTAGCTTCACCACTAGACGAGAGGTTGAAAACGCCTCTAATGAATTGATATCCTTTTTGGATGATTTTGTAGAAGTAATAGACAATGAGCAAGTAGCTGTTTTTGATAGAGAAGAAGCTTGGGCTCCCAATGCGGAATTATTAAGATCAGTTTTTGATATTGTTTTTTTTGTTACAGAAAATTTGTTTTCAGTCGCATTTGAATCTAAACAGGAGCGAATAGTAGAAGTGGAGAAAGATACTAATTTAATAGTCTTAGCTCATAAATTTATGGGGGGACTAGATGTTGATGATGAGAAAATAAACACCTTTAGAAACATAAACAATATCAAAAATGACGAGTTGTTACTTATCAAGAAAGGAAGAAGAATAATTTATTACGTGTAATGAGAATACGAATAAACGGATTAGAATACAGGCATTTTAATAATTTGGAGATTGGCTTATCTTTAGATAAAATAGCGAGTAGCTTTTCTTTTGTGGCATTGTTTAATCCCGACAATTCACAGCATAGGAGTATTTTTAAACCACTATCTTATCCAAAAGTAGAAATATTCTCTAATGAGAATAATTTAATATTAACGGGTATCATAGTAAATAATACTTTTAATTCAAGCTCAAAAATAGAGCTTTCGACAATATCTGGATATTCTTTAGCAGGAGTTTTAGAGCATGTAAAAATCCCTTTACGCGCTTATCCTTTAGAGAGTTTAAATAGGTCTATTGCGGATATAACAAAAAGACTATTGAGTTTTTTTGATTTGAATTTGAAGATAGAGCCTAGTTTATCAAATGTAACTAACGAAATATTGCCAAGATCGGTAGCATCTCCAACGGAGTCTATTAAGTCTTATATATCCAAATTAGCATCGCAAAAAAATATAGTCTTAAGTCATAATGAAAGAGGTGATTTGACTTTTATTAGACCAGATGTAAATTCTAAGCCAACTTACTTTTTTAATAAAGAAAACGTACTGTCTGCCACTTTATCCACCCAAGGAGAAGGAATGCATAGCGAGGTAAGTGTAATTCGTCAACCTTCGATAAGCCTACCCAATGCTTCAACACAGGATAGTGTTTCAAATCCTATGGTTACGTCATTTAGACCTTCGGTTAGTGTTCTTACATCAGGAGATTCATCAGAGGTCACTAGGGCTGCTAATAATAAATTAGCAAAAGAGCTTATGAATATAAAGCTGGTTTTAAATTTTGAGAGAACCTTTCCAATATTTCAGGGGCAAATAGTGGAGGTTCAAAATGATAAACTGTTTCTTTTTAGCCGATCTCGTTTTTTAGTTAAAGAAGTTAAAATATCATCAAATCAAAATAGTGATAAAATGAGTGTGTCATTAGTTTTGCCTGAGAGTTTTACGGGAGAAACACCTAAAAATGTTTTTGAATGAATACGTTTTCAAGATTTACAAGTGCTATTATAGAGAAAGGCAGACGCGTTTTAAAGGTTCTTCAGTATGATGTAAAAACAGTTAATGAGGCTATGCCTTTTGGAGAAGATTCTATTCCGTTAAAAGATATGATTGCTATCTACGCTGAAACATCAGAAAATTCAGACTCTGTTATTGTAGGCTACATTAACGAAAACCAACTTCCAAAAGTAAAAGAAGGAGAAAAAAGACTTTACAGCTTAAAACCAGATGGATCACTTTCTTTTGAAATATATTTAAAGGGAGATGGTACTATTGAAATAGGAGGAAACCAATTTAGTGCTGTAAAATATGAGCCATTAGATGCAGCTTTAAAAGCACAGGACGTTTTAATAAATGCAGAACTAGCAAAGATTGCCACAGTATTAAATACACTACTTCCTGGTTCTTATGTCTTGTCTCCTGTTTCCACAAATCCATTATTAGCAAAAAGTAATACAATCAAGGTGTCTATATAACGCGCACTTTTGTCGCGTTATCTATTGGTAGTTTTGATATGTGAGTAATTTCTATTCTATATCAGGCTACATAAGTTCTAAAAAAGGGCTGCGAGAAAAAATAAGTGCTATTAATGAGCTTATTGATGCTATGATTTTAAGAACTACCGAGGCTATAGATGATATAGGAGCTTCGGTAGATGAGTACTCTATGGATGACGGACAAATGAAAGTCCGCACCAAATTCAGAAATATAGACGATGTTACAATGGGTATAAATGCTTTAGAGAAGATAAAGCAGCGTTATGTAAATCAATTAAATGGAAGGGTAATAGCCCTTAAAGACATAAGAGGGATTAGACGATGCAGATTTTAGGTTTCGAAATATCAAAAAAGAAAAAACCTGTAGAAGTTGAATCAAATTCTATAGGAGATTATCACGGGGGTCATAGAGCCTATCGTAAAAGATATAATCCTATTCATTATGGAACTTTTGATGGAGAAAAAACACCAGGAGAATTAGGTGATTTATATCATTTAGATACAGATTCAGAAGCGTTAAGGATTAGGGCTTACGAAGCAGATTTAACTAATGATGTTATTTCTATTATAACAGGTAAGTTTTTTAAATGGGTGATAGGAACAGGTTTGAAGCTACAGGCGGAGCCTAATGCGATAGTTTTAGATACAGAAGGTATAAAGTTCGAACCTAATGATTTTTCAGAAAAAGTAGAAGCTAGATTTGATGTCTTTGCAAATGATAAGATATCAGATTATTCCGAAATGGATTGTTTGCACGAGAAGGCGCGACAAGCTTTTAAAGCTGCATTTTTCGGAGATTGTTTAGTGGTTCTTAGGGTTAAGAATGGATATCCTACAATACAAGTGATTGATGGGGAGCACGTACAAACACCTTATTTGGATGGAAGCCATAAATTTATTTCAGAAGCAGAGGGAAGGGGTAATACAATACGTAATGGAATTGAAATAGATTCTAAAGGTAAGCATATAGCCTTTTACGTTTTAAAAGAAAAAAAAGGAGAGTATTTACTTGGAGAGTTTGAGCGGATTGAGGCAGAAGGAGGAAGAAGTAATCGTAAAATGGCTTGGTTATTCAATCTTAAAAAACATAGAATAGGAAGTGATAGAGGAATACCCGTAATAACTCCAATTCTAGAAAAAGTAACAAAGCTAGATAGATATACAGAATCAACTGTAGCAGGAGCAGAAGAACGAGCAAAAATAGCTTATTCAATAGAGCATAATCAGTTTTCAGATGGGGAAAGCCCACTTATGGCAGGATATAAAGCTGCTATTGGTAAAGGGCAAGAAACTGCAAAAGAAACAAATAATTATGAGTTAGGAGAGGATACAGCTTTAAAAATAGCAGCGACCACTTCAAAGCAGACATTCAATATGCCCATAGGTTCAAGTTTAAAGGCTTTGTATAGTCAAAGTGAAATACAATTTGAGCCTTTTTGGAGAGCAATATTTAATTCTTTATGTGCTTCTGTTGATATCCCTCCAGAAGTAGCCTTACAGATGTATAATAGTAACTATAGTGCGTCAAGGGCAGCTATAAATTCATGGGGGCATATTCTAAATATTTATAGGGATATAGTAACCAAAAATTTTTATCAGCCTTTCTATGATTTATGGTTAGAAACAGAAATTTTAAGAGGAAAAATAAAAGCGGAAGGATACTTAAAACATTTAGAAAATTTTATGGTGAAAAATGCTTTTAGCAAAGCAAGGTTCACTGGTCAGAATATGCCACACATTGATCCAGTTAAGGAAGTGAAGGCATTAGTAGCCGCTTTGGAGAGTGGACTTATTAGTCACGAACAAGCAACGGAAGCATTGAATATGGGTGACTGGAAGGCTAATTTCAGAAAATTGCTAGAGGAAAATAAAATAAAACCAAGTAAGGAATCTAAACAAGAAGATAATGTCATTAATAAAAAGTCAAACAAAGAGTAAAAGTATTGTTTGGTCTTTGGATTTAAGACCAAAAGTTAACGATACAGTTATTTGGAATAATTCGGTTTATGTGAATGCTACAGGAGTCAACACAGAGCCTGGAACTCAAAATAATTGGGTTTTAGTGTTTAACAATAGTAGACCTGTAGTTATCGTTTTTGGAAATCGATTTTTATTGTTAAAGCACCCTGACAATAGCGATCCTTTAAAAATTAGTGAGATAGAAACTAATGATTTCATATGTGATGGATATAGGGATAATAGTACATTATGGATAAAAGCACAATGTTTAAGTACTTCGGATATTAATAATGTTGATAGCTGGAGTTTAAAAGACTCTTTAGATGTTCTTACTTCTTTTGAGTTTTTAGGAGTTCAGTCTATTAATGGATACATAGAAGTGTCTGGTTTATCAAGTCAATTCACTTCATTACAGTTTGGCGAATTAGGGTATTTGTTTTCAGACTTAAAAATATTTAATAACACTAATCGAGATGAGTTTATAACCGATGTTTTACCAGATGGTGATATAGAGGTTTCAGGCATAACTGCGGGAGAATTACAGTCTAACAATACTGGAACAGGGCTATCTTTTATCATATTCAGTTAATTAAAATAATTATGTGATGAGTTTATTTTTAAGTATAGATAATATAAATATTAGTGTTCAAAAACATGGTGAATATAGAGTTATTCAGAC